GGTATAGATATAACTATAGCAAATTCTCCAGTATCAACTCCATTAGTTATTTTTTTACCCAAACCAATAGAAACTGCTTGAGGATATTGAATAGCTAATTCCTTAATCTTTTTTGATACTTCTTTTGTTATTTTTCCTTCCATAGCTTATTTATATTGGGGATGTGTAGGCTGAAAATGTAGTCCATATTGTTTTTACTCCTGATGGCACCACTGTTGTTGTACTAGTGGTTGTAGTAGATGGCGGTGGGTCAAATGATGTAATACCATTACTTATTCTGCACTCTGGTCTACTTCCTGAATCTATAGATGCACCTGGAGTAGGTTGCTCAGGAACAATTTCCCAAACTGATGCAACAGTGTTGTATCTATACCAAACTCCTGAAGACACATCAGATGTATATATATAATTTCCAATCATTGTTAAATCTCCACTACCAAGATATGACCCATTACTAAGCAGGGGAGTGCTGATGGATCCATCTAATGTTCCTGTATTATAGTCGTATTGATATATTCTACGACTAGTTCCTTCAGTTTGATGATACAATATTTTATTTGTAGTAACTCCATCTGGTTTGTATGTAATTAAACAATCTCCATTAGCAGTACTTTGAACTATAAATTTTTGAGTAACTGATAAGACGGTAGAACCTTCAATAATTTCTGCTTCTAAAACTCTATTAAATCCATAAAGCCATACAGTTTTAGTATCATTAATTGAATCTCCAGAAATTTTAAGTCCTGTTGACCACTCAGAAGGCCATGTATATAATATACCCTCCCACTGAATATTTTCAGGAACACCTGTTGAACTTAAATCATACGTGTATCTTGTAAATGCATACTCAGAGTTAACTATAGTTAAAGTAATATAGTTTTCACTAACAAGAACTCCGGAATTTTGAAAGTTAGTTCCTGCAGGGAATATAAGTTGTTCTGTAATTCCTGTAATAGGACTGTATGCAAACACTTTGGAGTAATAAGGTTCACCAGGATAACATGCTCCTGGATTGCTAGCGCAAGTTTGTCTAGTAGTAGCATAAATTAGATTACAATCTAAAGATGTTGAATCAAAACAACCTAATCCAACTGGTCCACCAGTAGGAGCTTGTCCTGATAAAGTTAATATAGTATAGTCAGTTTCACAAGTTACAATAAACTCTCCATTATTGTCATTATTATAATAATCTATTCCTCCAAACTGGTTACCAATAACCTTAACTCCATAACCTGTCGATATTGAAAGAGTTGGAGTTTCTGTATTTGTATCTACTTGATAAATGTCTCCACTACTAAATTCACCTTCTTCAGTTAATACGGTATTTAGTACTGCAGCTGTTATTGGAATATTATTTACAGGTTGAGCAAACGTTAGTGTAATTTCAAATACGGACCCTTGAACAACAAAGTCATAGGCTATAATCAGTCCAGTATAAGCGCACAACTTATATAGTGTCACCCCTCCACCATTACCAACAATTCCGTTAGATCCAGCAGCAAGTGTACTACTAGCCATAACAGTCATACCTGCATACGTAAATGGTACTGGACCTATGTACACATCTCCTGCTTGGTCGTACATATTAGGTATTGTAGTAGATTCACATTCTGGTTCTGTATAAAGGGTAATATCTGCACAACCACTAGTTGTAGATAAACTTTTTACATTTGTACCTACAAGATTTGATGATTGTTGTTGGTAGTCAGGAGTTTGTGATATTTCATATACTCTATTTAATTCTGGTTGAAGAGCATATAATTTACTATTTATTGAGAATATATCTATATATTTCTCAGAAGTGTAATTAACGGTAAATTCTGGAATGCCTAAATCCTGCAACTTCATAGTTCCAGTTATACGATCATTATTTGAAATGTTGTATTGTTGTAGATAATTCCCATTATAAGGACCATCAACTTCGCCATCCATCCTCATACTAGTAATAACATCACCGTTATTAAGATATAGTAGTCTAGGGTTTGAAACAACCTTACCATAGGTATTTATTACAGGTTTAACAGTTCTTCCAATACTAGATGTTAGATTTTTAGCAATATTACCTGTTTGACTTATATCAATAGTAAAACCCCATACATCTGGTGAAGTAACAGTAGCAGTTGGTCCACCAAAAACTATTATTATACTTGTATCATTAATAGCAGTTAGTGCCGTACATTCAGAACCAACTCTAGAATAACCAGGGTATGATAGGATACCTTGTGTGCTAACAGTAATGTCTCTTGTAAAAGATAAACCTACATTACCTGATGTAAAAGTTACATCATATTCTCTAATTATAAAGTTGTTCTGGGTAAGGTCTGTTTCACTAGCTAGCCAAAGTTTATTTTGTGTACTACATATAGGTCTAGTTACACCTTGGGTTACTAAAAAGTCATTAGGAACTAATACTGTAGTTACTACATTGGTGTCTATATTATATACTCCTAGTTCTCCGGAGGTTCCTTCGTTAAGAGTTGACCAAAGACATAGTGAAGTAATTGGTCCAGGTCCACTTGATGTAGTAGTAGTAGTTGTAGTTGAAGATGAAGATGTGCTGGTTGTAGTTGTTGTAACATCACAAAGTATCTCTCCTGTAAAATCACAATTTGGTGTAGCACAAGAATATATATCCACTGAACCGCAAGTCTGATTTGTACTATCTAACCTAACAGTAGTAGTTCCAGCAGGGGCATTATAAGAAGTGTAACCATTCAATAGAGCTTGTCTGGAAACATTAGTATCAAATGCATTTTGATAATTATCTGCATCAGAATATAGATCAAATGGACCTGTATCTATGCCTGCTAAAGTTAATGTTATAAGTATTGTCATTGTCCTACGGTGTTATTGTGGTGGTTGTTGTGGTTGTTTGTTCTAGTGTTATCTCAATACTATTTTTACAAACTGAACCTGATGCTACTTTTACTATAGTAGTGTAATCAGGCATCACAGCTGTATACCCATTCAATAACTGGGTTTTAGTTACATTTGTTTGAAAAGCAACACTAAACCCATCTACGTCTGAAAATAGATTAAAAGATCCAGTATTATTTCCTGCTGTATTTAGTGTTAAGATTGCTTCCATTATGAGTCACAACAAGTTGTTAATGTTTGATTTATACTTATTACTTGCTGCTTTATAGTAGCTATTTCAGATGTATTGATTGCTTGTTGGTTTACCAATGTACAAATAATTTCGTCAATTTTAGACAAAGCAATGTTTAAATCATCACAAGGTTGCACATTTGAACAAGGTAATACAGGTCCATTGTATGTAATAGACTTTGAATAATGTACCCCAGTTGCACAAGGATTATTGCTTGTAGTGCTTGAACATCCACAAGGGGTGTTTGAAACTACATCTGTGCAACAAGGATTTACAGGTAAGTATGCCATTTTGTTTTTATTTTAAGGTATGTAAATTATATAATATGATCCAAGGCCAGGTTGAAAATTAGCATGTGATAATCCTCCACCTGTCTCATTTATTGTAGCAGAATGTGAATGTGGTGGAAGGGGATCTGCTACAAACGATCTCATTTTAAAGTCATTATCCCCACCTTTAAATCCTCCACCAATATTCTCACCAACGTAAGGTCCTGCTGCCTTTCCTGTAGGGGTTATTGTAGGCGTTGATGGTCCAATGGTAATTGTATGTGTATGTGAAGGTATTTGTGTAATACCTAATGTAACACTGTTAGTTCCAACAGGAGTATTAAGATTATATGTTGGGTTTCCAGCTACATTAGGGTCAACTGCAGAATCTAACGAAGCTCCTCCCATTCCACTAGTAGTACCAACTGGTACTCTTCCTCTAAGATCAGGTGTTCCATTTTGCCCATTACATAAAAAGATTCTATCCCAAACGCCTATACCAGCTCCTGACTGACTAAATGGAGACAAGTCTCCAAAATAAGGTTGAGCAGAGAATGGAACCATTCTATTATTTATTAATTGTTGTGTAGGGTTAGTGTTAAAATAGTTATCTATATATGTATTTATATCAACGATTCTTACATAGTTAGTAGTAACATCTGTAATGAAAGTATTTAGTGATTGCTCAACTTCACATAACTTTACTATAGTTTGTTGTAAAACATCTTGAGTAGAAGTGTTATCTGTTACTCCTGACACACATCCTACCTCATATGCACTGGTTGGTTCACTTTCTTCTATAA